TCAGTGTACTTAATACCAACCTCAGCGAAAGCATTTGTCAACGTCAATTGGTTAAAGAAACACTTACAACTCGAACCAACAGACAACAAATTATCATCACCATAATAAGCATATCTTATTGAATCACTATATTTAATATTTGATCCAGAAGGTTTTAACCTATTAAAGGCACAAATCATAAACAGTTGATTAACCATACAATTTATAAGTGTGGTTAATGGGTGTCCTGATGAATTTGCTCCAGCGACGCTAACAAGCAAACCGTCAATGACTGTATACCAGTTCATTGACAAAGAGGACAATACTCTAACTGCACTCAAATCCTCTTCAGAGTAGTTGCCTGACTTAACGAACAATTCATAGATCACGCCATAAACACTCATAAGTGCATCAATCGAAATCAATGTATCGTAAGAGCTAAAGTCGCCAGCTATTATCCCGGCACCTTCATAAAATAGCCTCTTATGTATTGCCTCGAAATCAGGCCCATATGGATTTGTACCAATGGAAACACCAGTCTTATCTAAATTTATTGCGGCCAACCTGCTAAACATCATAAAATACTTTCGAAAAGCTATAACGACTGGCATTGGAAAAACAGTTATTGGCCTAACAAACTTAGTTGGGTCACGAGGTTCATCCTTAACTCCAGTATTCAATATAGGCACTGGAAAGGGCAATCCATGTCTGATAGCATTGTCAAAAGTGTCATATTTATCTTGGGCAAACGCATTTAACGAAAACCTATTCCGACCATCGTCATCGGGATTATTAAACATGTGGCTCATTTTTGTACCAGGGAAAGGAAATCCTCCAGACGTATTTGGATTTATGGGAGGACAATAAAGTGCAGTAGGAATACCATTTATTGCCTGAGCATCAGAAACAGGTCTCAAAGAATCAAGACAAATTCCATCCCAATTTGTCAACATCTCCTTAGCTGCAGTGGCAAACTCAACAGATGAGAAACCAGCAGGCCTGGTGTTCCACTTATTAAGTGTCGACTCAAGGGCTCG